CGCCGGCCTTGAAGAGGGCCACGTCGTCGTAGACGACGGAGTGCGGGTGGGCCTCCGCCGCCTGGTAGAGGGCTTCAAGCCGGTATGGCTCCATCATGTCGTCTGCGCCCAGGACGGTGATATAGCGTCCGAAGGACGCGCGTACGCCGTCGTTGTTGGCCGCCGCCGTGCCGCCGTTCTTCGCCCTTCTCACCAGGCGGATGCCCTTCCAGGGATCGGCCAGCGCCGCGGCCATCTCCGCCGATTTGTCGGTGGAGGCGTCGTCTACAATGACCAGCTCCCAGGCGGCGAAGGTTTGGCCAAGCATATTCCCCAGGCTGGACGGCCCGCCCGCCAGGGAAGCCACGAGATCCGGCAAATATTTGCCATAGTTGAAGCAGGGCACGATAATGCTGATCATGGGCGGGGTGCGGATAAAGCGGCCTTTCTCGCCCGGCTCCCTGCGCAGCGCCTCGGTGATGGAATCGCCGAAAGCGCCCGGCTTGCGCTCCTGGTGGTGGAAGCCGGGGATCTCGGGCAAAGGCAGGGCGCGGAAACCGGCACGGGCGGCGCGAACCTGCCATTCGGCGGTGCAGCCCCACAAGGGGTAATCGCGGGCATTCAGGCCGCCTACTTTCGAGATCGCGTCACGGCGCAGGAACATGAACGTGCCCTGCACGTAGCCTTTCGGCCAGGCCGGGTGCGCCATCACGCCGTGCCCAATAAGAGCGTGCTTCTCATGCTCCTCGGCTAGCAGGTCAAGCCAGGCGGAGCCTTCGAGCCAGGCATCCTGATTGACGACCAGCGCATCCCCGCCGCAGGCCGACAGGCCGGCGTTGACCGCCCCGGCGAAATAGCCTTTCGCCGCGGGGCGGATGACGGTCACGTTCTCCCGCTTCGACCGGTAAGGCGAATCGGACTGGTCGTCCACCACCACGACGGGCAGAGCGTCAGGCAGCGACTCCAGCAGGCGTTCGATGGTGGCGTGGCCGTTCCAGAAGGGGACGACAACCGTCAAGGATTCCATCCCGTTATCCACCGGCGGCTTCCCTGGCGTACAATGCGCCTACAAGGGGAGAGGCGGCGATCGATTTCTCGGCCCGCTCAATGTCCGCCTCCGCAAGCGCCCGCCGGCCGCGGCCCATGCGGCCGCGCCGCGTGCGCATGGCGCGAGCGTCTTCCACCGGCAGGAAGTCGTTGACCGCGTAGTGCTCGTGGAAACGCCCGCTCTTCTCCATGGCTTGCATGTGCTCGAAATCGGCGAACTCCACCGCCGCCCAGCGCGCTTCGCGGTTCGAGGCGTACCCGAAAAACTGCGCCAGCCGCTCCAGCTCGCCGGATGCGTCCTGGTGGAAGGCTTCGTAGGTGTAGACCTCGAAGCCGCCGAAAGCGGATTTATCCGCGCCCAGCCAGGCCTCGTAGAAGGCCAACAGGGCAGGCAGCTTCTCCAGGATGTAATCCCGCGCCGATGTCTCGGCGCTTACCGTGCGGCGGCGGTGGCGGGCCAGCATGAACTGCGACAGGAGCGTGTCGAGCGGATCGCGCACGAGCAGGGCAATGCGCTTGCCGGCGTATTCGGCCTCGACCGGCGGGCAAGCGGGCAGATCCCGCTGGGGGTCATGCGTAAAAGCCGTCACGGGCAGCCCGGCCGAGCGGGTCAGGTCCAACGCCTTCATGAGGTTCCCGTCCGGCAGCCCGTAGGCGGTGCACAAGTAAGCGCCCAGGAGGGCTTGCAGCCAGGTCGTGCCGCTGCGCTGGGCGGAGACCACCACGTTCTGTACGTCTTTGGCAAGGATGTAGTGCATGGATACTCTCGGATCGGACTTAGAAAGCGCCAACGTCCACTGGTCGTGCGGGGCATCGGTCAAGCCGCGGGAAGTGTCCAGGATCGTCCAGCGCCCGCCTAAGAGATTCAGGATATCGGCCTCGCGGTAGACCGTGCGCGCCGCGGATTGCGCGACTTCGTTCGGCGGGCTGCGCAGCCAGGTAGCGAACAGCCTGCCGCCCGGCTTGAGCACACGCCATGTCTCGCCGAGGTAGCGCGCCGCGACTTCGGGCGTCTCCAGGTGGGTAAACAGGCTGGACGCAATCGCCACGTCTATCGAGGCGTCCGGCAAGGGAAAGACGGCGCGCTCGGGTTGGATCTGCCCACCCGGGTTGTAGCGGGGATTGGCTGCGTCCAGGTAGTGGAAGTGGAAGTTTCTCCAGGGGGCGAAGGCGCTCTCGCAGAACTTCACACAGCCGGCCACGATCTCGAGGCCGTGATAGAAGACGCCTTCCTCGAGCAGGCCCATCGCAACCCGCCCGTTGGCGCAGCCGATATCGAGCACTACGTCGCCGGCTTTCCACAAGCCCAGGGGGCGGATGCGCTCGCGGACGTACTTACAGCCGTTCTCGTACAGACCGGCTGCCTGGCGCTTCCCGCCGGGGACATAGCCGCTGTCCACCGACAGGCAAACCTGCGCCCATTCCTCTGGCGAACGCTTGTAGCCGTTTGATTTCACCGGCATAGCTGCTCCCCACCCTGGTCCTGGCAAACACCAGGACCAGGGTGACTATTTCCAGATGAAAACCACCAGGCTTACGGGCAGGCCGCCACGGAGAAGGAGCCCTCAGGGAAGAAGCTCGTCTCCCAGGGATCCGGCCCGATCACGCCGCCCGGCACGGCGCAGTTGACATCCTGGAAGCGGACTTCCGCCCAGGGCGCCCAGGCCAGGATGCGCGGCTGCATCTCGACGATCTGCTGCTCGCAGGTGTGATCGTCCTCGCGCCAGGTCAAAATACGCCCGCCGTCCGTGTTGTAGCGGTCGGCGCGCTTGGCCGATACCGGGGCCATGTCGTTGTACTGGCCCTGCAAAACCTTGATATTGCCCACCTGGCCCGTCAGGAGGTAAGCGTCAAAATGGTTCGGCCCCTTGATCAGGCCCCAGTCGTAGGGCAGGACGGGGATCTCGAAACTGTCCAAGAAGATGCGCCCGCCCCCGAACATGCCGCCCAGCAGGCTGTCGCGGAAGCGGCGGCCTTCGAGCGAGTTGAGCGCCACCAGGTTGGTGGAAGTGCCGTCGCACACGCTCCAGCACGTGTAGGCGTCCAGCACGCAGTCCACGAAGTCCTCGGGCAGCACCAGCACGATATCGCCCACGTTGAGCCTCTGCGCGGCCAGGGAGGGTGCCATGCGGATGCGATGGCGGATGCGCTTATAGGCCGCGCGCAGCACTTCGACGAAGGAATAAGTCGCGGCCACCGGCAGGCCGTTCCAGGTGATACCGGCCCCGCCGTCCATGCCGTTGTTGTTCCAGTCAATCACGACCGAATCCATGGCCGTGCAGCGCCGGCCGTGGCTGTTGACGTAGCCGGTCTTGATGAGCCTTTCGAGGCCGTCGAACTGGCCGGGGGTGGCCGCGTTGCCGGAGACGGCCATGTCCTTCAAGTCCTGCATGAGGACTTCCAACGCCAGCACCATGTCGTACTCGCGGTCGTCGTCGATGCGCGTCCCGTCGAGCCTGTACCGCGGCTGGATGTCGCAGTAGCGCAGGCCGGTCTTGGTGATGTCGCGGGTCGGACCCGAGCGGCGCAGGCGGGCGAAGTCGGTCAAGGTGAAATCGCACTCGCCCCACTCGACCCCGTGCGGGTCGGCGCACGGGTCGGCCAGCCAGCCGGCGGTCTCGGCCCCCTGGCTGCCTTCGGCGCGCACGAAGGTGATGAAGTTTTTCTTGATCACGCACACGTCGGTGCGCTCCCAGCCGATCCAGTCCAGGAAAGGCGAGGCGCCTTCGAAAGTCAGCGACATGAGGTCGGCGTCCGAGCACATGTCGAACAAGCCGCAGCAGCCGTAGATGGTGGCTAAGGCGCTCACCGTCAGATCGCCCCGGTCGCGCCGGACGGGTCGCCCGCCGATCGAAGCAGCTCTCCCGACTGGCGGTGGGGCCGTGCGGGTCCTTTGCACGAGATTTGTTTTCATTTCGTTCTTCCTCCGTAAAGGATGGTTATGACCCCATCGCCGCCAGGGTCTCGGAGGCCCGGTCGGCATAGGTTGGCTCAGCTTCACCCGCGGGCTTCTCCCGCGGGCGGTAGGTGACTTGCAAGCGGGACGCGGCCGGCAGATCGCTCTGCCAGGCGCGCTTCTTCTCGTCCTCGTCGAGCTCGAGCGCCCCCAGGCGATCTTCCAGCCCCTTGACCGCCTTGGTATGGCGCCCGCTCATCTCCTGGATGGAGCGGGTCGTGCCGTCGATGCGGGTAACGATGGGCTCGAGCTGGCGGGCGACCAAGGCCGAGAGCGTTTCCTGGAACGCCGTGTCGCTCGCAATCGCGCGGGCGATGGCCGACGTGGCCGCTTCGTCGATCTCCACAGTTCCTGGCTGCGCAGGGGCAGCGGGAGCGGCGGGCGACTCGGCCGGCGGGGCAGCTAAGGTCTCTGCCGGGGCCGTGCGGGCGATCTGGCCTTCGCTTTCGATGGCGCGGTTGGAGGCGTCCACGTTGCTTTCCAGCCAGCCCTTGGCCTTGTCTTCGTCGCCGCCCCACAGCGCCACGAACGCTTCGAGTGATTTTCCTGTCAACATGCGTCTTTCCTCCTTCTTGAGGGTGCCCCCGGTGTACAGGGCGGCAACGTCGCTCTCCGGGGCGGTGGAAATCTCTTCCAGGATGCCGGACCGGTAGACCGGGATGCGGATGCCGCCGGCCACCTCGACCAGTTCCGGCTCGGTGGCCCAATAGCTGATGGAATCTCCCCAGGTTTCGGGGCTGGCCATGCGGGCGGCGATCTCGGCGCGGGCAAGATCTGAGTCATCGTACACGCCCGAAGTGATGAGCAAGTTGCCGTCCCGCGCTACGAAATCGCACTGGCCGGTGCGGAACTGCTCCTTCAAATGGTAGAAACAGCGGTAGGGGTATTCGCCCGTTTCCTCGATCTTGGCGATGAAGCTGTCGAAGAGATCCCGGCTGTCTATCTCCCCCACCCGGTTGAGCACCGCGCTGCACGAAGTAGCAAACCAGCGCATTTTCCCATCGGCCTGGCGCTGGACGGTGTAACGGGTGCGGGCACGCGCTGCCTCGCCTTCTTCCTCTTCCCCGGCCGCGCCGGATGGCCTGAATTCCACCACGACTTCGCTGGTATCCCCAACCGTCACGGCGTCGTTTTCGATGGTGACCGGCGCCCGGTAGAGCTTGCCTTCGTAGGCGATCACGGCGAAGACTTCCCCGCCGTTGTCGTGGTAGATGTCCGAAACCCAGGCCCAGGCGTCCATGCCGAACTTCTCGTTGGCCTGCACCTGCACCTGGTCGCGCAGGTCCCAGGAGCCGATAGCGCGGAGCTGCGCAGCCGAGCGCTCTTCGTCGGCGGACATATCCGCCATGTCCATGACGGCCTCGGGCGCGTCTTCGTCCATTTCCTTGTAGGCGGCGACCAACTTCTTGGCAGCGGATTTCTTGGCCGCGTCCCAGGCCTCCTGTTCTACCCCCTCCGGCTTTTCGACCGCGCTGATGCCGTGCCCGCCGGCCGCGGCGTGCACAGCCTGGCGCACGTAGGTGTCCGCTTCGTCGCCGGGGCCGCGCACGGGCAGCATACAAAGGGACTGCTTCTTGTCTTCCCCTGCCGGGTTGACATCGATCAGGCAGGCGGAGCAATAGGCGGCGGTATCATCGTAATTGGCGGCGCTGCCGTCCCACTCATCCACGTCCTTGACCGCGCGCTTTTTGAGTGTATCCACCACGATCGCTCGCACGCGCTGTTCGAGTGCCTGGAAGAAATTCATACGTCCTCCTTGAGCCGAAAGTAAAAAAGCGCCGCATCTCCGTGGGAGGTGAGGCTCCACGGAAACGCGGCGCTCGATTAGGGCTGCCAATATTCAATTAGGACAGGCATAAAGCCCGCCCCTGCTCAGGCCGCTTCGGTCTCCCGGTTCTTCTCCCGCACGGCCTTGCGCAGCTCGGAAGTACGCGGCGAGACGGCCAGGCCCCGCTCTAACAAGTCCACCAGCATAAGCAGCGCCTGCCGCACACCGATCCAGAATTCACGGGAGTTGAAGAAGTCCATACACCTATACGCAAAAAGCCGCCCGGATTGCTCCGAACGGCTCACCACCTCAATAACGGGTTACGGCCTTGAAAGCTTGCAAGTTCTGTAAAAGTATAGCATAAATAAATTATAAATGCAACTATCCGCTTTGTAAGGCCGGCTCGCTCTCCTTTCCCATGCCGTTATTTCGTCTGGCTCTTCTTCTTTTGACCGGCGCGCCGTCTCCGGTCACGCCGTCACGCGGATCGTCGCAGGCCAGGTGCTTGAGAATGATCGCCAGGCGGGTGGAGTTGGTGCACACACTGATCTGGTCGCGGATGGTCACCGCCGATCCGGTCAGATTTGCCAATTCCTGGATAAGCGCGGTTAGCTTTTCTCTATCCTGGCCTTCGTCAAGCGGGAAGGTGAAGACACTCATGGGCATTCCTTTCATCCTCTCATGAACGCTTCCACGTTCACTGTCATTCCCTGCCCGGCTTTCTCCGCCTTCCCCATCATATCCGCCAGGCCGCTCTCGAAATCGAACTCCGCTTCAAAACCCAGCCATTCAGCGGCCTTGCCGGTATCGAAAATGAACCGGCCCGGATCGACCGTGCGTGCGGGCAAGCGCTCGATAGCTCCGGTGTAGCCGGCGACCCGGCATATAATTTCCCCGGCCTGCTCCGTCGAAAGCTCCTGTCCGGAGCCGACATTGAAGGTTTGGTTCCAGCGGTCCCAGCTCGAAGCCAGCGCCAGATAATTTATTCGTGCAACATCTTTTATGTAAACAAAATCGTTGCTTTGCCTGCCCCCAAACAGCCTTGGCTGAAGTCCCCTCCCGATCCGATCCAGGAACCCGCCTATAAGACCGTGATGGCGTTTCTCCGCCCCGTACAGGTGGGCATAGCGCAGGATGATATGGGGGGTATGCTGCCGCACGATGCACTCCCCCAACGCTTTCGAGCAGCCGTACACCGAGTTGCCGCGCGCGGGGAGAAATTCCTTGTACGGTGGCTCGAACTCGTCCAGCGGCATGATGGCGGAGCCAGTCGATGCGTATACCAGGGGAATGTGGTAGCGCGCGGCCACGTCCACCACGTTCTGCGTGCCCAATACATTGGTCTGCCAGGCTAAAAGCGGGTCTTTGTCGGCGTCGGCAAAGCGGGCGATGGCGGCTAAGTGGAGGATGCGGTCAGGGCGATGGCATTTAGCGAATTCCTTGAGCTGGTTTGCGTCGCGAATGTCCAGGCCGTCCATCAGGTCATAGTCGAGCGCCTGGCAAGGGTGGGAATTCCCTTTCTGGACAATATGGTCCAGATAATCCTTGGTTGCCGCGCCCACGAAACCCCGCGATCCGGTGATCATGATTTTCATTGCCTTTTCTCCATCTCTAAAATCTGGAACAACGACTCCAGGGGCACCTCCACCAGGCGCGTGCCGCGGCAGGAAGCGCGCAGCCGGTCGTTGTCGCAGAATTGCAGGTAGATTTTGCCGGCCCGCTCGACGCGCTTGAAACAGGCAATGCCGTCGATCCTCACCAATCCGGTGGCCTCGACCTTGACCGATTCTCCGCGGGGATCCACTTTTGCCCTTGCCCCGTGGCCGTTGTCTGCTACGATGTTGTTTCCCACAGCTCTTCTCCCGTGGATGCTTTGCGATAATGTTGGGCTATGTTGTTTCCCACAATTCCTCTCCGCTGGATGCTTTACGATAATGTTTGCTGCAATGGCAGCTCGTCAGGCAGATGGTAGACCCATCGCCCGGGGTGGGGAAATGGCCGATCTCCTGCCAGCCTTCGGTCTCGTAGCCCAGGCAGTCTTCGCAATGCTCGGTCCTGACGAAGCCGGTCGCCCAGGACTCCTCGTCCATGCCAGCTCGGGCGGCTACCCTGCCCAGGGCGCGCTCGTAGGCCTCGCGTGCGCTGTTGATGTACATGCGGGCGCGCATGGCGATGGCGGCCTCGGACAGGTCTCCGGCGAGCACCTCCTGGTAGAAGCCTTTCAGCCAGCCGTACTGCTCTTTGAGCATCCCGCCGATGGAACCCCAATCCTCCGCCGCCATCTGGCTGCGCCCGCCGATGCCTAGAAGATATTGCTGGATACAGGCGTCCTTGATCTCGCGGCGCATGCTGTCCAGCCAATCCGGGGCGGCGAGCCTGCCATTGGCGACCAGGTTTGCCAGGGTGTCGGCCGCGCCGCCGCCGGCGTCGATGAGCTGCTCGACCCAGGCCAGCACCTGGTCGCGGGCCAGGAAGCGGGCGGAGCCGTTCTGCCAGGTATAGCGGTGGGAGCGGGGGTTCCAGTACCAGCTCATGTCAACTCTGGCTTGAGCGCTATATCCATCTCGATCTGAAACCGCTCGAACTTGGTTTTATACTTCTGCAGAAGCCTGACACGGCCCTCACGCTTGCGGATCTTCTCGATGCGCCGCTGCATGCTCATCAGCGTGTCGTTGGTGTAAGCCGCGTGGTAAAAGTTGCGGCAGGCGGGGCAGATGAAGCCCACGTCGTAGCAGCCGGTCCGGCCCTCTACGGCGCGCATAGTGGGCGAGAGCCTGGCCAGGGGGATGGCATGGCCGCACTTCTCGCAGCGGACGGCCGGGGCGGCGGGCAGGGTGGGCGGAATAGCCGGGCTCATGCCTCGCCTTCCTGCTCCGCAGGCAATGGAGACGCCTCCAGTACCTCTGCAATCTCCGCCTCCACCCGCCCGGCCTTCTCCACGGCGCGGTCCACGTCTCCTTCGGTGATGGTAAAATCGCCGTCCGGGTCTTCGTAAAGGGTTTCCCCTTCCGCCCGGTTCTTCAGCCGGGGCATGACCCAACCCCGCGGCAGGGCGTCGGCGGCGCGCTTTGCCAGGGTTACTGTGCGGTTGGCCGGCCAGCGGTAGGCGACTAAAGGCTCGTCCGGGAATCGCTCCACCGCCCGCTGGATGCGCTCATTCTCCATCAGCCTTTCCAGTCTGCTCTTCAGCCGGGCTTCCTGGGTATCGGTGGCCTTGGTATCCTCTTCGATCTCGGTCCATTCGTGGGGGATGACGCCAGATTCGGCCAGGAGCGAGCGGGCCTCCTCGCGGTCGATGATGCCGGTCCCCGTGGCTTGCAGCCCGGCTTCGAACATCTCGCGCACGTTGTGGATCTGGGCCAGCGCCACCTCCGCTTCCAGGATATCGGACTCCTCGTCCCTCTGCTCGAAGCCGAAATGGAGGGTGGGCGGCAGCACGTCCGGGCGCTGGATCTGCTCCTGGAGGCCCAGGGCGAAATCGGTTCCGCCTTTGCCCGAGGCCTTGCGGTGCTGGGTCTCGGTCTCGGAGGCTGTGCCCAGCGCCCCGGAGGAGACCGGCCAGAACTCGCGGGCGTCGTAGCCCACGATCAGGGCATAGCCATACATGAGCAAATTGGTGAACTTTTCGATGTCGAAACCGGCCGGGAGCTGCGAGAGGGCGACTAGTTTAGCGTCGATCTGCTCCAGACCCTCGCTTGCCAGCACCTGCACGCCGCCGTAGTATTCCCGCTCCAGGCTGTCGAGCTTCTCGCCGCGCACTTTCAGGGTGTCTTCCCACTGCTCTTCGGAGATGCCGTGGAGGAGCAAGATGCCCTTGGGAGCGCGCGCCCCCAACTGCTCGCTGTCGTGCTGGTAGACGGCCACCATCAGCTTTGCCAGTTCCAGCGCCCGGCTGCCGGCGGAATAGCACAGCCCGTTCATCTCTTCGGCGGTCTCGACCAGGGACGTGACGCGGATGAAGTCGCTCTCGGCCCAGTCCTGGACCTTGCCCGCCGGCGGGTTGTATTTGAGCGGGGCGTCCTGTTTCCCGGTCAGGCGGCAGCGGGCCGGATCGACGTGGTAGAAGCCCCTGAGCGGACCGTTCTTCCCATCCCGGCCATTCTCGATAACCGTGGCGATGTCGGCACCGTAGAAGCTGGACGCGGCCGCTTTAACTCCCGGCCGCCAGCCGCGCACGCCCGGCGCCACCAGCCAGTTATGCAGCACGCCGGTGAAGCGCCTCACCTGGTTACGCCCACCGGCCAGCTCCCAGCCGCGGTTACTGTCGATATCGACCACGCTGTTGAACACTCCCAGGAAATACGGCTCGCGCTTGATGAAACTGCGCAGCCACTTATCCCGCAGGCGGGAATCGGGCTTGTAAGAAGGCTCGTCCTGCCCGGCGGCCTGCACCCAGCCGTAGACCGAGGAGTAGAACTGGCCCGGCTTCGGCCTTGCAAAGCGGGGCTGTTTCGAAGCTTCTTTCACGCGCTCTACGTTTTCTTCCGCGCGCTCGATCAATTGCTCGTTTCCGTCCATGGTGTTAGAACTCCTCACAATGCCCAACGTCCGTTATCTAATTTGGTAATCACAAAACCGCAGCGCAAACATATAGAGTGCGTGCCGTTGTATTCCCAAATTCCTTTTGATGGTTTGTGTAGTTTCAGCCAATGGCAAAATATATGAGCCCGTAAAGAGACGGGGTGAATCATTCTCAATACTCCACTTCGTGCGCAAAGCGCGCCGTGTACACAATCTCGCCATAACCCAGCCCATCCAGGGTGACGCGCAGGAATTCCGCCGTTTCCGGATGCAGCCGCAAGCGGGGCAAGTTCCTCGTCAGCCACTCGGCCATATCGTCCGAGCCGGTGTAAGCCAGCGAGGCTCCCTGCCAATCGGCGATCATCTCCAGGGCATAATCGTGCGGCATGGGCAACGCCCCGCCGATTACGTCCGCGCCGGGCGGAATGAAGCCATTGGGCGGGAATATCCAGTGTTCCCAATGGTGAGGGTTCAGGTGCATATGTCTCAGCCAGGCGCGGGCAAAGCCGGCCGGATCGCCCCCGCCCTTGAAATGCCGTGCGTAGGCGGGGAACTCGTCCGCGTCCCACTTCGAATGGTCGTGCACGTCCAGCAAACGCATGGGCACGCCCAGCTTGATGCCGGCCTCCCGCACGTGGGCGATGTGAGACCACAGCGATTCGGCGTAGGCGCGCGCCACGACAATATCTACGCCGTAGGAGGCCAGCCAGTCGATGGTGATGTCGGACATATTATTTCTTGCCTACATCGAATACCGATCTAATCCCGCTTAACGAGACCGGCGGTTGGGTATGTCCAGAGTGTATATATAGCCACACCCGGCCAAAGAACAAGATTGATAATCGCTCTCGCCAGGACGCCCGCCATAAGGACAGGCAAATCTTCCCGTCCGACAGGACCGGCAGCGGGCCGCACTGCTCGTCTGTCATGCCTTTGGGTTTCAATAGATTTTTGTTTGCTTCCGGGAAAGCCATTGGTTCCATTTCGATTCCCTTTCACCGATCATTTTTCTCCTACAAAACTTTCTTAATCTCTTTGGCAACCTTGGCAATATTGAGCTTCAAGCTGTCAATAGCTTCATCCCCCATCACGTTGCGGATACGCTTTTCCAGCTCTCGCAAGCGCTCTTTTTGAAGCGCCGCAAGTTGCTCTCCAAGGCCCAGGCGCGCGCATTCGTTTTGCGCCCATATCTGCAAGATTTTAGGTACGTCTCCTTCACCATATTTCCGTATACAGCAAGGATTAGGAGAAAAGGTTCGGGAATCTCGACTGTCAATTTATCGGGCATACCATTTCCTTTTCGTAATTTTCGCTCCATTTCGTGTTCACCCCGCCGGACCGCGCGACCAGCCCGCCCCATAGGGGCAGGCCAGCGCCGCACGGCAGTAATTCTCCGCGTGACAAAAATGATCCGGCCCGGTCTCCACGTAGGCCGGGACCTGGCTGCCGTCGGCGGTGGTTTTCAGCACCCGCTCGGGCGCTTTCAGGTGGGCGTAGTAATCCCTAAGCGCCCGCGCGTTGGCCGGAAGCGTGCTGCCAGGGTCACCCGTGGAGGCGCTCAGGAACGCGCCCAGCGTCTCGTCGAGCGTGCGCGTGCGGTCCATGTTGACGGCCAATTCTTTGACGTTCCACTCGCGCGGGTCTTCTTTCTTGCTGCCGGCTGGCTGGGTGGTGTAATAGGCCAGCCAGACCGCGCCCCGCTTCCAGCCGGATTGCAATTTGCGGGCGGAGCGGGTCTCTGGCAAAGCGTCGATCACAGAGCGCCCCACTTTAAAGCGGCGCATCAGCTCGGCCAGTGCGTCGAAGTCGGCGACCATCCCGGCGAAGCGCAGCTCGAAGTCGGCGGCTGCCGGCTCCCGGATGATCACGTGCAGCACACTGCCCACATCTACGCCCATGCAGGTCTCCCCTACCGGGACCTTGTTCAGCGCATACTCCCGGCGGCACTTGTCCAGGACTTCGTCGGTCAAGGCCAGGGCGGTGGGGGAGCGGTAGGGCAGGCCCAGGCCCTGGTTATAGGCTTGCTGACGCTTGCTCTCGTCCAGCTCGGACAGCGAGGCGATTAAGTCCGAGAGCGGCCGGTGGGCGGCGAACAGCCTGGAAATGTGGTAGCCGTGCACGGGCCTATCCGGATAAGCAGCTATCCACTCGCCCTCCCCGGCCCGATCCAGGCCCTTCCCGCACTTGCGGCAGGCGAGATAAGGCTCTCCGGAGTCCACCCCATGCCAGCTTACGGGTCGATTGAGCGCGTCCCACTCTGTCACCAGATCGTCGATTTCCAGCGGCTGCCTATTCCCGCACTCGCAGCGCACGTGCCACTGGCGCATGTCGCTCGCCAGGTAAGCGGCGTGGATGCCCGCCCCGGTATAGGTGGGGGTAGACGCGGTGCGTTTCTCGGCAATCCCCGAATGGCCCAATCTCTCCCCGGCCAGGGCCACGGCGCGGGGGTCCATCTCATCGAACTCATCCAAGACTAGAACGTCGGCATCGATCGAACGGAGCTGAGGCGCCCTTCCGTCCGGGCTGACCTGCGCCCCACGGAAATAGATAAAACGGTCGCGGATGCGCTTGAGCTTGACCATGTCCGCCCCGCGCTTGCCATCCGCCGAGCCGCCCACCACCAGCCCGGCCAGGTAATCCGATACCCCCGGCTCGATGGCCGGGCCCAGCCTGGCCGCGGCGAAGTCCGAGACCGCGCTGTCGGTGGGAAACACGTACAACCCGGTGGCAGCGCGCGCGTCCGCGCTCCACAGGACCCAGGAGATGAGGTATTCCGATATCCCCACCTGGCCCGCTTTCATGAATACAACCTCGCGGCAGTCGTCGGCGTAGATCGGATCCAGGTAGCGGTGCCTCGCCAGGTCGAAGGCGCGGCCGGGGGCCAGGCAAGGGCGGGCCATACCCATCCAGTCCGGGAGGGTGAGCGGGGGACCCGATCTGATTGGCCCGGCCTTCTCTCTCGCGAAGTCATACGGCCCAGTATTTATCCGCGGAATATCGATCCGGTAATCGATCATCCACCCTCTTTCAGCGGTTCTCCCCGGTTGGAGGCCTCGATGATGCGTATCGCCTTATCGGTCATCACCCCATGCAGAACCGCAGCGCTTTCCGCGCTTTGCTTGCTCAGCCACTTAATGTTGCGGAAGAATTCGGCCTGGGTTTTAAGTGTAATCAGATTTTCCCGCAAATACTCGGTAATTAGATCCCCTATTTCCCTTTTTTGGGTCGCGTTCTGCAAACCCGCGCCTCGGTTTTTCCAGGACGATATCGTGCCTTTAGGTATTTTGTATTCCTTGGCGACCTGGCTGATTGACTGCCCGGCTAGAAGGGCTGCCATCGCAGCGGCTTTTGTTTCGTTGGGGTATTTATTAGCCATCGGGCAGCCCCTCCAGGGGTTCGTCTGCTTCAAGCTGGTAGATTCTCAATTTTCCCCCCAATTCCTTCACACGGCTCTCCGCCTGGATGATCTTCATCTCAGCCAGCGCCAGGGCCGCGCGCAGCGTCTCGGCCTCGGCTGCCCCGCCCTCGCCGCGCTCGACGCGCGCTAACGCCGCCTCCAGATCGGGGCGGATGATGATTTGTTTGCCGGTGGAAATTGCCATGGGAGACCCAGGTAGTTAACGAAAAAAGAGCCGGTTGCGGGCTCGCTGAACGGCTCCGATTGGGTCGAAAATATCATAGCATAAAATCGGTTAAATTACAAACGACTCTCTTGCAAGGTCTCGAACAGGAAATCGGACAGCCTCTCCCGCAAATACGCCGGCTGCCTCTCCAGGACGATGATCTCGCTGGCTTTGAGCAGCTCGCGATCCCCTCTCTGGCACATCACGGGAGCCTGCGTATTGACCAACGCCCGGCAGCGGGCCAGGTGAGGGCAGGACATGCAAACATTTTTGTCCTTGTCCATCCCCTTGGCCCGGTCGCGCTTGGCGTTGTTGTAGTTGCGCCAGATCAGGCGCTTGTGCGCTTTCTGGCAGGCCGGGCAGCGGATGGTGTTAAGGCCGTGGGTTTCGAAGACGGCCGGGCAGTCGCAGCATTGGACCGTGCGAGGCTGTTTCCAGGATTGGCTCCCGTGACCGGGCATTGGGGACTCCTGTGGGGTTGGGGCTGGTTATATAATCCAGGTTATCGGAACTAAAACATGCTTATTTGCACGGCACGTTTCCGGCCGGACTTGATATATTCGAAAACTTCTCGCCATGCAATTTCAAAATCAGGTGGTCGAAAGAAATGCTCACCCTGATACCAGACTTCAATATTGTGGGTTGCCGCATTCCAACCTTTATTTACGCGTGGGGAATTCGGGCCGGTACATCCACCGTTCCCCAGATCGACGGCCAACGAATCTTCCCATTCTGATTTCTCATCATTCCATAGGCTGACCTTGGTCATCAGTTTTAGGGCTTCGGTGATATTGCCGTTCGTTCGGGACAGCAACCGTTGGATCGCTTTCTCCTGTAAGCTGCCAGGCGGAACTGCATAATCAACTGCATAGGTCCATGCCTCTTCACGATCCATCTCATTCACCCCAGGGGTAAACCAATTTGCGCCCGCTTCGCTCTGCAACTCTGCGACCGCTTGCTCTTCTTTGCCCGATAATTGATCTCCCCCAATTGCTCCTGGGTGAGCTCTGGCAGCCGGATCCTCCAGGTCATCAGTCCGGCGGCGTTGGTCCTGTAAAGTTGAAAGCCAGACTCCCGGTAGATCGTGCCTTTGTGGTAGGCGGGATCGCAATAGCTAAGCAGCCACTCTATCTGATATGGCTCATCCAGGAAGACCGGCGGGCGGCGCACCAGGTAATCGAAGCCGATCCGCTGAGCCGCCGTCCCGATCACGGTGCTGGCCAGGGTCGAGCGCCAGATGCCCTTGCGGTCATAATAGCCTGGCACCAGGTCAGGCGTGCATAGGCTGCCCCCGACCTGGACGGCGGATGACAGCCAGACACGCGCAAGATTGAGCACTTGCCAGCGGGTGACCTCCACCAATCCCGAACCCGCTTCTTCCACCGACCCATACCAGGGATAACAGCGGGTCGCCTCCGGCCTACCGAATAAGAGCAGGCCTACCCGGTAATTCTCCAGGAGCACAGCATAGCCCTCCACGGAGCAGCGAACATCCATCGGGCTGTGACGGTAGTGATACTCTGTCACTGTCTTTTGCGCCCAGGCAATACCGGTTTTGTCGAGTGGATCAAGCAAGATAGTACCCATAAGATTCCTTAGCGGCTCTAAACGGCCCAACCACCATTGCCAAAAACGGGGTCACAAAACTCACACCAATTCTTTTTTCTCTGGTGAAAGCCTAAATAATTCTCGGCTCTACTCCGCCAACCGGATCCACCATGTGTGCTGCCCGACCATTGCATACGCCGATAAACATCATAACAATTTGGGCAAACACAATAATATTCGGTTTGATCGGTGAAAAGAAGTCGCAAATTATCTATTTTCCTGAATTGGTTAGGGTCTTTTTTGCAATAGCATTGTACAGCAATCCAAGATCCATCTTTTCTCTCACGTTTCCCGACCACTGGACGATCTGTGTCCCAATACCAGCAGGTTTCGCCATCGTTCGGGAAGTCTTCATTGTTTTCAATCAATACGAATCGCATTGTATTCTCCAGTGCTGCTAACAGCGATTATTGGTTCTGAGCGATTCCAATCCTAATCAAGGCTCTATATTCCATCCCCAGGCGCCTCCCGGCGTGAATCTCATCTACCCACAGGTCGTTTTTGAAGACCACGCCCTGGGCCGCGTCCAGGACGGCTTTAACGGTGTTGTCCAGATCGGAAGCGTGCAGCCTTTTCGGCGCTTCCACCAGGATATGGGCGGAGAGAGGCGTGCGCTCGGGCAGCATCGCCCAGCTACATTCGAGCATGCGCTTCTTGTACTGCCAGGCAATGGCGGATTGGGAGGCCTTGTATTCCTTAGCCTGGGCGTCTACGTACTGGCCCAGGCGCGTCATTCTCACATATGGCTTCAACCGACCTGTAATCACGAAGGAGTACATGCTACCACCCCGGCCACACTGCGTTCCCGATCTCTTTCTGCCGCTCCCACCAATCGTAGGCCTCATCACGCTGGGCGCGGCTCAAGCGCCGCCAGGAGAGCTTGCGACCGCGCGGGCGGTGGTGATTGAGGTGGTTGGCGTAGGCGCGCAGGTGGAAGCCGTAGACGAACTCTATCACCGCCAGGAGATGGCGATACCGTTCCGCCGTTGGGGCGAGGCCCTGGGAAAAGGCAGTGACAATTTGCTCGCCGAAGGAGGCCAGCGCTCCCTGGATGCCCTGCCATGCCTGGCCGAGCACGGGGGCAACGGACTCGCCGTATTTCTGGACGGCCAGGGCAACCTCCCTCAAGGTGTAATCACGAACAAGCTCGCGTTCTTCCCCGGTCAATCCCTCCAGCCAGCCGGAGGTAGCCGCGCTCGATCCGGCTGCCAGGTCGGCGTCACGGTAGAAATAATATTCTTCGAGCAAAGTTTCGGTATCGCGCATTATCGCTCCTCCCACTCCCCTTCTACAACATCTTCTCCCGATCCGATCAATCTCTGGCTTTTCGGCGCAAACAGCGCCGGAAGCGCCTGGACCAGCTCGGCATTGGTCGCCTGGGAAACCGTGCGCCCATCGGGGAGCAGCAGGTAAGCCGCGAAGGCGGCCCTCGCCCCGAACACGGAAAGTTTTAGCAGGCTGCCCTTGATGTCGTGGTAAAGCATGGTGGCCGCCTGGATACGCGCAGCGCGCTCGTTTCCGGAGCGGGATTTGAGCACCGGCCAGATCACTTTAAAGCGGTCGGGGCCTGTGACGAATTCCAGCATGTAGGCGGCGCGGCCGGTGGAGGGCTCGGAGCCATAGGCGGTGGCCAGCACTTTGCCGCCAAAACCGGCGATCAGTTTCGCCGTGCGGTCCATCCAACTATCCGGGTCGGACTTGCTGGACTGCCAGTAATTCAGGTCTTCGGCGTAGAGTTGTTTCATGGGATTTTCTCCGTTTCCGGGAACTCTTTCCATTCCAGACCGTCGAGCAAATTACCGGCGCGCTTCTTGCCAACCTTAACCATATAGGCCTCGCCAGTATCGGGGGCAACCGGCCTGCCATTCCAGCCAGTATGCTGGTGATACCATTCCCCGGTTGGAGCAAGGACGCCAAAGTCGGATGACGATCCATCGACACTGCCTTTCAGCGCCCATTCTCCCCACTGCTTGAAAAAGAATTTTACTCCGGCCTGCGTACATTGGTCGCGCAGCGAGCGCGCCCAGAGCGGGTGCATCGGGCGGGCATGGGGGCCGGATTCGCCGCCTACGATAACCCAGTCCAATCCAGGGCGCAAGCGCGCCGCCCTGGGCTTCGGCATGTTCGGATCGGGTAAAAACGTGCCCCGTCTCCGCTCGATCTCGGGGCCAAGAAACCACTCGCATGTCAGGTATTCCCGCATGTCGAGCGCTCCCAGGAGCGGCTCGGCGCTCACGAAGTGCACCGCGGCCGACGTGCGCAGCAAGAGCGGGATGCGTGCATCGACATTCGCCTGGTCTTCGGCGGAGACGCCCAGCCAGACGTTTCGGGGTAGAATTCCATCCGGCAGGCGCGTGCCGATATTCTCGGGGCGTTTGGTCAGGATCTGATAAGTCAGATGAGGCGTCTTCCGGATAATCTCCCAGGCTTCTGCGCGCCAGGGGTCGGCCTCCTCGATGAAAAAATCGGACCACGAGCAGGTAAATATCCGGCGCGTCTCGCCTTCCGGAGGTGCACCCGTTGCCGTCATTTCCTTTTCCCATTTCAGGGGATCGTCGAACCTTGTCTTGGATCGCTGGACAATGTTCGGATCTCGCCCATATTGCTTTTGCTCGCGAAACATGAAACAATTTTTACATCCTTGACTCACCTTGTGGCAACCATACCAGGGGTTCCATGTGGCGTCCGTCCATTCGATTCCGGTTGTTTTACCCATTTCTTTCCTCCTTAGCTAATTCCCATATCCCGTGGCGAACCTGCCTTATCAATCCCTTTCTGTGTAACTTGCTGATAGCCGAAGCTATAGCGGGCTTTCCCTGCGGAAGTTTTATTAGCTGAGATGTTAGCTTTGGGCCACTGGAAAGGATACTTACAATCAAATCCTTAGTCGGAGAAGACGGTGGATTGTGCCCACTGATAAACTTCCTTGGCCTACCGCCCGAATCATATTTATTAAACATTTGACCACAACCACAGGCACAATAGACCACAGAGTTGTCTTCTCCGGGCATCCTCCGCCCGGTGGGTTTCTTCCGGTGCAATACCCGGTGTTCTTTTGCACCCGAAACCACCATCAAGTTTTCAGGGCTATTGTTTTGCTTATCCCCATCAATGTGGTGAACCTGCTCGCTTGAAAAAAGTGGCCTCCCCAATATTCGACCACCAACCAAGCGGTGCTCGTAGATATATCCTCTTACATCTGCTCCTGGATGTTCTGGTTTCCACACAAGCACATAACCATGACTTGTCACGGTCTTCCCTCTTGCCGATTGTTTTCTAGCCATATCAAAACGCCCTCCATTAGCGCCGTCATTGCCACATGACCAGCCAGGGGACGTGAGTCCGCTAATGGAGGGCGTTTCGCCCGCGAATATGCAATTCGTGGAAAGCGACGGCTCAGGACAAAAAGCAAAACGCCCCGTTATTCGATTGGTCATGTGGCAAGGCATATGTAGCACATATTCACCTAATCGGCAATCCCAATTGCGCCCGCTTCGCCCGGTAGCCCTGGGCGCGCGGGTCGATCCTCGACGCCTCCCTCACCGCCGCGTCTTGCTCCAAAGTCAGGCCCGGCAAGGGTATCCGCCAGGTCTGGATCCCAGCTTCGTTCGTGCGGTACAGCTCGAACCCGGCAGCCTGGTAGATCACGCCTTTATGCAAACGGGTATCGCAGTAGGAGAGCAGCCAGCGGATTTCGTAAGGCTGATCCAGGAATACCGGGGGGCGATGTAAGAGGTAGTCGTAGCCGATGCGACCGATAGCCAGCCTGAGCGTGTCGCTGGCTATGGTGGAGCGAAACACGCCCTTGCGGTCGGTAAAGCCGGGAATGTAATAACCGCGGTGTTTGCCCCAATGTTCCCAATGCGCGCCGCCCGGCTGGAACTCGGGAGCGATCCAGACCCGCGCCAGGTTAAGGACCTGCCAACGGGTCACTAAGCAGCGCCCCACCTGGACGTCTTCCACGCTGCCGTACCAGTCCTGGCAGCGGGTCGCCTCCGGACGGCCAAAAATCAGGTATCCCGCAAAGCCGTAATTGGTAAGACCTATTTCGTAGCCCTCCACGCTGCAACGGGGATCCACCGGGCGTCGAAGGTAATGGTGCTCGGTGACCACCGCCTGGGCGATGGATAAGGCATCGCGGGCGAGAGGGGTAAGAGCGATCATTGCTTTCTCGCCAGGATCTCCCCGGCCCGCGCGGTAACCGCGCCGCAAGATGCCTCGACCTTTGCGCCGGGGGTCGATATTTCCGACACGAAATGCCCGCCTTTATTTACAGCCTTCATGTACTTGTCGGCATCCCTCCGGCCCGCGGCCAGGACTGCCAGGGTCCAGCTATGGTGCGCGCCGGGGATTTCGTTGTAGAGAAAATAGGTCAATTCGGGTTTCATATTTTGGCCTAAAACATCGCGATCTGATAATCCGTCTTTGCCAGCCGCGCGGCTTCTTTCTCCGCCTGCGTGGCCTCCAATACCGCCCGTGCCTCGCCTTCGTCGAAATCATCCCAGCGATATTCCGGATGCTCTTCCACCCACCACGTGTAGAGAAAGTGCTGGACGGAATCGGTCAGGTGCTGGCTGCATTCGTCGCATTCCACGTAGCCGTCCTCCAGGCCGTCCAAGCCAACGCAGGCCGGGCGGAACTGGTAGAAAAGGAGCACCGCCCGCAGCCAGAACTGGTGACCGATGACCCACAATGCTTCATGATAATAAGACAGGGCTGCATTGCGAATCTCGGCATATTTTCGGGAGAACAATTTCTTATCGTGCTTGAGAGCTTCCCGCAGGGCATCGGTGGTGAATGGGTTCATGTTTAGTTTCGATAAGTGCCGTTATCGGCTGCCATCAAAGAGAGGCAGCCCATTTCCGTCCTGGAGAGCTTTCCAGGTCCGGGGGGACAACCACAAAACTTCAACCCGATCCTTGGCTCCGTCCGCATGGGCGTCTTTTTCAACTCTATGCCAGCCCGGGTACAACTCTTGATACAGATCGCAAGCATACCCGCTCAAAACCACGTATCCGGATAGAGACTGCAAAACATCGGCCAGCTCACGATGTTGCTCATCCGTCATTTCAAACTTGTATGCCTCTCCTGCCCAACGGATATAGCGGGTCGTTTGGACATAGGGCGGATCGACATAGAACAACGCCTTTTCTTCGTCGTATCGGTGGATGATATCGATTGCAGGCTCATTTTCGATAACCACTCCTCGCAGCCTCTCCACTGCCTGCTCCAACGTCCCGGGCACTGAAATCCAGTCTCCGGCAGGCGTGGTCCATGTATGGTTAACGTTTGCCCGGAAACCGGTCCGCCACTTGCCGGTGGCTCCAACACTGGAGAAGCCGGCAAAGGAGCGCAAGAGCGTGCGACGGGCTTGCTCGATGGGATCTCCCGCCGTGATGTAGCTCAATTCATACTCCGCCCGGGCGTAAGGCGTGAGATGCACCAGCCGGATCAGTTCCCTCGCCTGGGCCGGATCGCGCAATATCCGGAATAAGTTGACGATCTCACCGTCCAGATCGTTGTATACCTCGGCATATGAGCGCGGCTTTCGCAATAACACAGAAGCCGCACCGGCGTAAGGCTCGACATAAACCCGGTGGGATGGGAAGTAGGATAATATCCATGGTGCAAGACGCCACTTTCCGCCGTGGTATCTCAGCACGGGCCTGCCTACTTCGGTAGTGACTTTTCCGATTCTCATTCTTCTTTCCCGTTTCCGTTCGAGCGATATTTATAAGCGTAATCCAGGAGGTCCGCGCGCATCTGCCGCTCGCTCTCGGCCATGTCGCCCCATAAATCCTTGTAAGACCGCTGGTTATTGGGGATATGATCCCGCGCGACGAGCTGGTAATAGAGCTGACGCAGGGATAGCCGGAAGTTTTGAGCGCGGTATTCGTCCAGAATGCCATTGGCGATCTGGATAGTAGCCAGACTGGCAGGAGAAAAACCTTTTTCGATGAATGCTTCTTTCATGGTGATTCCTCTGAAACTTAAATGCTCTCGTCAAACTCTGGCAGCTTTACCTGCTTATGGAAATTTGCAACCGCTTCATCCAGGAAAGGATGGCGTTGGCTATACCCACCCTCCCGGCTCCTCGGATGAAACATCAATTCCAGATATTGCATATTACAAGGGTTGGCTTGTACCCGGATAGCCAAATGATGAGCCAAGAAAACCAACCGAGACAGAGTATCGTAATCGTAGGTACTCAGGCCATTGGGACGGAACGATATCTCAATATAGGTCTCGCTTGACCAGTCAGCGCGCTTGAGAGTGCTATTATCCAGATGATAAATCCCGTAAAATAACTCCCCCAGGAGATCCGCAACTCGCTTTCCGAATTCGGAAATGGTAGTGCCCGGTCTCAGGTATTGCAAATGGGCTTCGAGCCAATCGGCTCCCGCATAAGTTGATTTTGTTACCGTTTCAGTGTCCATTACATTTACCCTTTCGAAAGCAGTTCCGCTAATATGTCGTATCAGCTATTTTTGCCCTTCCTGGAAGCGTCTTTGCAAAGCTTCATGTAGCGCAGTCGCAGCCGCTCGGGGGGCATTTTCATCATCCGCCCAATGACCGCCCAGGGCAAGCCCTCGCCCCGCGCCTTGATCAGGAAGGCGTCCGCCCGCGCCGTCCAGCGCAGCCCCGTGCTGCCCCGCCCGGGGGTGAAATGGTAAGCCAGCGCGTCCGAGCGCAGCACGCGCCAGTTGCCCCACCGGACAGCCCTCAGCCGGCCGCGCAGGATCGCCATCGTGATGGTGTTGCTCGTGGCAATGCCGACATGGGCGGCTGCCTGGGCGGTAGTCCACCATTCGTCGCCCCAGCGCGCTTTCCTCAGCTCGAGCAGGCGTGCGAGGCGCGGGTCGCGCACGCGCTCGGACTTGAAGTAGATCCAGTGATGGGGGTTGATCGCCCACACCCACAGGCTCAACCGGGTGATCTGGCGGATGGCGCGGCGTCCGGGCAGGACGCCGAAGCGGATCAGCCCGCGCCGCTCGAGCTCCGTCAGGCAGTGGATATCCACGCCCAGGATGCGGGCAGCCTGGCAAGCGGTGTAGAAGCCGGGCCGCTTCGAAGGGGCTGCGATGCGGCGGCGCACCTGGATTATTTTGACCGCGGCCGTGGTGCGGCCAAGCTGCTGCCCCACCCCGGCGTAGCCGAGGGTGGGCAGGCCGGCACGCACGGCGTCCAACTCCGATTCTGTCCAGGAGCGCAGGCGCTGGGCGGCGCAGGCCGTCTCGGCGATGTGGGAGAGCAGGGCATCGATACTCATCGATGGCCGTTCCCTTGGCCTACCTTTACAGGCTCGTGCGAGGCCTCGATCAGCCCGGCCAAGAGCGCCACGGCCGGGCACTGGCCGCAGATGGCGTGGCTTGCCTCACCCCTGAGCGCGCAACTTGCGCAGGTCTCGTGGGCGGCGGTAGTTACTTCGGCCCAGGGCGGGAGCTTGCCCAGCTCGTGCAGCGCGTCCCAGTTGGGTTTGTCGGGCCGCCCGGCCTGGCGGTGGGCGAAATGCAGGGCCGGCTCGTCCTTCACCCGCCCGGCGGAGAGGGCCGCGTCGAGCTTCTCGGCCGCTTTCTGGATCGAGACGATCTTGAGGCCCGGGCGGGCCAGCTTGCGGGCAAGCGCGACGCGGTGCTCGGCAGGCACGCTCATCAGCGCACGCGTGGCACGCGGGTCGATGGGCAAGAGGCCGGCCGCGCACAGGTCCTGGATCTCCTCCGGAAGCTCGAGGAGCGCGCGCCGGCTGGCGACCCGCGGCAGGCTCACTCCCACCTGGTGGGCGATGGCGGCGTTGGATAGTCCCAGCTCCGTGAGGGCCTGGTATGCACGCGCCTCCTCTACCGGGTCCAGATCTTTGCGCTGGAGGTTGGCGACCAGCGCCAGGACCGTGCGCTCGAGCTGGCCGGACCCGTTGGAAGGCGGGCGCACAACGGACTCGATCTCGGCCCATCCCAACAGTTTGGCCGCCCTCCAGCGCCGCTCGCCGTCGATCAGGATAAAGGCACCCGCGCCTTCCTCCACGACGATATTGTGCAGCAGGCCGTGCTCCTTCATGGAGGCGGCCAGTTCGGCAAGCCCGCTTTCGTCGAAACGTTTGCGCGGCTGCTGGGGGTTGGGTACGATGCGGGAGATTTTTATTTTCATGGGAGCACTCCTAAGATTCTTAGCACCGGCGTCAGCAGCGCCTGGATCAACAGCGCGGCCAGGCCGGCAAAGGCGATGATCAACAACCCGGTCAAGATGGCGGCGATCTCGTCCAGGCAGCCATCCGGTTGCGGGTTCGGTCCGGAAGTAATCTTCCGCCGATTACTCATAATATCCATCCTTCCCTACCAGCCCGCCGGCCCCGCAGCGCCCGCACGAGCAAGCCGGGATCTGGCAGGCGCGCACGGCCTCTACCAGGCCGTTCACCTTGTCTTCGATCTGGCGGCCCAGGCCAGGGCGGTAGCTCACCCCGTACAGGCGCGGCTCGCCGCTCGAGCAGGCCAGGTAGATGACGTGGCAGTAGCGTCGCCCGAGGTAGTGCATGTAGGCAGTGGTTTGCCAGTAGACGCGCAGCGGCACGCGCTCCCCTTCGGGGAAATGCTCCGGAACGGCCACCGATTTTATCTCGAGCAGGCTGTCCCCGATCCGGTCCGAGCTCGCTCGGATGCGCCCGTCCGTATGGCCCTGCACCAGCCCGTCGTACAGGCGGATGGTCTCGCCGGCGCGGTACAGGCCCAGGCCGCGCAGGTAGCGGATTATAGCTTCCTCCGCCTCGTAGCCGCGCTTGAACTTCAGGTGCTGGGCGACCGAAGGCGGCTCCTCGCCGTGCACGTGGCGCAGGTAGATGGCCCGCGGGCAGTCGCCGATGCCGGACAGCCCGATGTAGGAGCGCTTCCCGTCGTGGCCGGAATGGGCCACGATGTAATTGACCAGGGATTTTTCGAGCTCGCGGGTGTTCACGGCGTCGCTCCCGGCGTGGCAAGCGCGGTTTCGATGACAGACATCTGCGTGAGCTGAACATGGAACTCCCCGGCCGCGCCGGTCAGGGTGGCAATCCCCGGCGCAGATTGCAGATAAGCCTGGATATCCATGGCCGCCAGCGCGCCCAGGAGCAGGATTGAGAGGAGCAAGGCGATAAAAACGATCTTGATTTTCATGGCGTTTTTCCCTGCCATTCCCACAGGCCGAGGGCGCCGCGGGCCGGGACAGGCTCGGGCAAAGGGCGGATATCGGAAAGAATCCAGGCATAGCGCCCGGTAGAATAATCACCGAAGGAGTATTCGGGATCGTCCTTATCTGGAGGGATCTGGATAAAACCGCCGTGAGGCTCATAGGATTTGGCAATCGTCCCCGTCGGTGGATCAAACCATACCGGCATATAACCGAACCGCACGCAACCCACCAGCGTGCACACGGCGACTACCGCGCCCAACGGAAACCGATCCCAGCACAGGCTTTCTACCCGCTCGCTTTCGATATCGATATACCCGTGGGTGACCAGGACGTCATGGAATGGCTGCCGAAAACAAAGCGTACGCGCGTCCCCCGGGAAACCCTTGGCCGCGTGGAGAGCCAACGGGCCGCGATATTTGGTTCCCCAGGAGCGGGTCTCGATATTCTTCGCCCCGATTGCGGTCAGTGTTGCCCAAGGTTGAGTAATCGTTAAACAAAGCATATTCTTCAGCCTTTCCCCTGCCCCGCAGGGTCGCGCTGCGGGGCAGGCTTCCAGGGGCCGGGGGAAATCCGGCCTGGTTTTTCTAGAACGGGATATCGTCTTCCGCCGGGGCGGCGTTCTCGGGCGCGAACTGCTCCGCTTCCTGCGCCCCATCGACGATCGGCTGCTTCCAGGCTCCCAGCCATTCGGCGGCCTGGTCTTGGTAATTCGACATCTCCACGGCCACCTTGCTCCCCACGAACAGCCCGGAGATATCGTCTTCTTTCAGCTTATCGGCCACATAAACCGAGATGGGCGTGATCGGGCTTTGCGCGCCCGGCTTGCCCACGTTGATCGCAAGCCGCTCGCGCCCATAAGTGCCCACCAGCAAGTAGAAGCACCAGGCCGGAACGCCGGGGGCGATCTTGTAGCGAATGGAGGCAGTGGCCTTGTTCCAGCGGGCAAAAGCGTCCAGCATGTTGCGGGCCTGGTATCCCTTAGCGGTCAAGACCACCGGCCCCCACGGCTCGTAGGTGAAGCTGCCTTTCTCGCCGAGCTGCTCGGCTAAATAGCACAGCGCCTGCAGATGGCGCCGCCCGCCTTCGATGTAGGCGGGATAACGCTTGCCGTCTAGCAGCCAGCTCTCGCGCTTGCCGATAGGGGCCACGAACAGGTAGCGGGTCGTATAGGCTTCAAACTCGCTCCCGTCCCGCGAGGCAATGACCACCGGATTCCAGCCGGCCGGGATATTGACGCCGGTGGTCTGCGCCAGGGCGTTGGCATCCTCGGCTTTCGCCGCCCAGCCGCCGTAATACAATGCGCCGCCCTGGGACTTATAACCTGCCTGCCCATTCAAGGCCCAGACATAGACGACCGGGAAAGGCAGCTCGATGGCCTCGCCGGAGCGCATGCCGCCTTCCAGTTTCTTGGCTAATTCCGAATCGATTGTAATGGGATCCATTTTGATTTCCTTTTTGTGGTTTATGGTGAGTTATTGTTTATAGATCGTATCTAAAATCGATCTTATCTATCTCTATTCCCTGTTCGGCCCAGTCCGGGCCAATTTTGAGCAAGCCTTCTCTCACCATCCTTTCCGCCTGCCTGCCGCTGCGCACGGGCAGCAGATCGTATTTCCAGACCCGCGCCCCGCCCGGCCATCGCCGCACCAGCCAGTGCTCGGCCAGGCACCAGGCCAGGGCTTCTTCCAGGTCTAAGGAGTCCTTGTTCTCGCGCGCTACGGGTAGGTAGCAGCCCTGGAAGCGGTAGCGGGTCAGCACCCAGCCGGCGGGGACCTGGAAAAAGTCCAGGCGCACGATCTCGTTGGGCGCTCTATGGGATGACCCCAGGTCCGGCCCGTCGATCTCGTTGGGCGTTCTATGGGACGAGATTCCGACCGTTATCATCCTGGGGATCCTCCACTACCGGCCACCAGGCCGGTTTCTCGGCTTCGCCGCGGCCCACCATGCCGGTGAGGGTCATGTCGTAGTAAGACCAGCGCTCGCGCGGGCCGGCATTCTCGCCCAGGATGCGGTCGCACTCCGCGCGCACTTCGGCAGGCAGAGCTTTGGCAAGCGCATCGGCCGCGCTGGCAAAGGTCCGATCGAGGACCGCGCCGCCGCTCATCGCGCCCGCTCCGGCGCCTCGAACGCGTGCAATTTAGCCGCCCTCTCCAGGACCGCCTCGGTACGGTCGTGCTTCTCCTGCCAGGTGTACTGGCTGAGCAGCCCTTCCCCGGGGAAGCGCCGCTCGTACCAGGCGTTGTAGCGCTCGGCGCCCAGCAGGGCGGCCAGCCGGCGGGCGGCGGCAGAGAAGCGGGCCTGCCAATAGGTGGAGTTGGGATCGCGGATCATGGGGGCTTGCTCCATGAGACTCTTATAGACTTGGGTTGGGGTGGGGGGTGCGTTCATGACGGCGCCTCATTTCGAGAGTGCTCG